CCCATCACGAAGTGGTCGAGGCTGTTACCCTGCGCCGTCTTACGGGCTGCGGTCTGGTAGTCGTTGAGGTGCATGTTCAACTCCGGTTACCAATGTGGTTGATCAGCGCCCCGATCCCAACGAGGACGATAGGAGCGACAATGAGTGCTGCTGTGAAGGAGAGAAACAGTTCCATCAGAAGCGGCTCCCGCGCTTGTTGGGTGTGGAGAGGAAGCCGAGGAAGATCAGGCCGAGGGTGACGTAGAACACCAAGCACCCCCATATCGGAGACAGCACCCACCACCACGACCAGTCGATAGTCCCTGTCAGCTTGAGGACGATGAAGACAAGCGTCAGCACTTCAAGAAAACCCATGTCATGTTCCTTTGTTGGAGTTGAGTAGTTCAATCTCCGCTCTCATGCGGCGGATCACACTGTCTTTGTAGTAGAGGGTAGTTGTGAGTAGCTTGACCTGTGCCTCTAGCTCTGTGTGTTTAGCTTTGAGGTAGGTGACGTACTCACTCACACGTCTTCTTCCCGGTCTCAGGATCGATGAAGCAAGCAGCGCCTTCACCCTCCTGAGGAGCAGCGGCGAAGATACCCATGCGCTTACCAGCGGTACGGAATGTAGTGCAGCCCTTGGCTCCACCCTTCCACGCACGGACGTAGACATCCTTGAACTCATCGAAGGTAACGTTGTCACCGACGTTGCAAGTCTTGCTGACGGCGCTGTCGATCCATTCGGATACAGTGATGAGGGTGTCTACGTGTTCTTGGACACTGCACTGGTCGGCGGTCTTTCCACGTACTCCGAAGACGCGGACACCATAGTCATCAACTCTCTCCACTCTTGGACCGTCATAGGTCTGGATCGTGCGGTCAAAACCATAGGAGAAGACGGGTTCGATGCCGGACGATACATTGTCGGCAGTGAGGGAAATAGTTCCAGTTGGAGCGATGGAGGTGAGGTGGGAGTTTCGGATACCATATGCAACGATCAGGTTCCTTACATCTTCATCAAGTTTCTGGATGAACTTGCTAGCGAGGTACTTCTCCCTGTGGAACAGAGGGAACGCACCCTTCTCTTTGGCGAGCATGGCGCTGGCGTAGTAGACAGAGTTGGTGAAACCGCGAGTGAACTCACTGAGAGCAGAGAGGAACAGTGGTGACCCGTACTCAAGGCCGATAGCTTCAAAGGCGTTGGCTACGCCAGTGAACCCGAGACCCATCCGTCGCTTCGACACTGCTTCCTCATACTGTGCCGTGAGGGGATACAGCGCACGGTCCACGATGTTGTCCATCGCACGGACGACGTGAGGGATGTCAGCCTCGAACTGGTCGCGGTCAAAGTACCACTGCCCATAAAAATCCTTCCTGATGTACTGCACCAGGTTGAAGCTGCCGAGTAGACACGCACCGTTGGGAGGCAACGGCTGTTCAGCGCAGGGGTTCGTGGCAGTGATCGTCTCGCAGTACCACAGGTTATTCATCTCGTTGATGCGGTCGAGGAACAGCACACCCGGCTCTGCCCAGTCCCACGTCGAACGCATGATTTCGTTCCACAGGTTGCGGGCATTGATGGTGCGGTACTTCTTCCCACCCCACACGAGGTCGAAGCCAGCGTTAGCCTCGACTGCTTCCATGAAGGCGTCAGTGATACCAATGCTCACGTTGAAATTGGTGAGACGATTTGTATTCTGCTTTGCCCTGATGAACTCCTCAATGTCTGGATGATCAACCCGCAGCACTCCCATCTGAGCGCCACGTCGGTGTCCCGCACTAGCGATAGCTGCACAGACGGCGTCGAAGATTGGCATGAAGGACATGGGTCCCGACGCAGCCGAGCCAGTCTTGGAGATAAGGTCTCCACGGGGTCTGATGGTTGAGAAGTCATATCCGATACCGCCTCCAAGTCTCATGGTCTCAGCCGCGTTAGCAGCCATCTTCATAATCCCGTCCATGCTGTCGGGGATGGTGTCGGAGACGAAGCAGTTGTACGGCGTCACCTGACGGGCAGCACCCATCGCAGCCTGTACGCGGCCAGCAGGGAGGAACCGCTGGTCGAGGAGAATCTCTCGGAAGGAACGGAAGTGATCGTCGCTGTCCTTGAGGGCGTCAGCGATGCGAGTACACTTGTCGTAGTGAGACTCACCCTCCTGACGGTATTTCATCTGGTCGAGTTCAATAGAGATAGGAAGTGTAGGTCCCATGTGTTTCCTTAAAAGTCACTTGAGTTGTCGGTGGGGAAGGGAGGGTTGCTGTTGGACTGTTCCGCATACGGATCGTGATCCATTTCGATCAACATGCCGCGAGCGGAGTCGTACCCTAGGAAGATAGTCTGTCCCGTTGCACGTCCGGTCTTACGATCCTTCAGCACACGGAAGGTTGTTACCTGGCGCAGTACCACGTTGTCATGCTGCTGGTTACGCTCCAGTCCAAACATGAAGTGAGACCAGTAGCCAATGGCACGGCTACCCTTGAACTGCCTGATAGTCACTCGACCACCTTCCTCGTGCGGCGTACCGTCCGGGGTAGTGAGGTGGCTGATGAAGTGGATGATGATCTTCAGTTCCTTGGCGAGCGATGCCATCTCGGCCATGATCCGTTCGAGACCAGTGCGCTCGTCATCCTCGGCTGCGGCTAGGGCAGTGAGGTGGTCAACGTAGAACAGCTTGACGCCTTCGCTATGTGCGAGGAAGCGGATGGTTGCAGCGATGACTTCCCACTCGGTAGCGCCGAAGCTATCGTACATGAAGAACTTGCCGCTACCGTCCAGCTTATCGATGGCGGTGATCAGGTCAGACTTGTCCCATGAACCATCAGGTACGTGGAACGTCTTCCCTTCCATCTTGCCACACACCCTCTGCAAGGTCTCGGCTGGTCCCTGCTCCAGCATGAACGCCGCGACAGGTTGCTGGAGATGTACCATGTCGTACATCATCTGCTGTGCAAAGAGGTCGGACTTGCCTACGCCTGTGCCAGCACCAAACGCATAGACCTCCGTTGGTCGGCGTCCGTACGTGGTCTTGTTCAACTGTTCGAGGAACCACGAGTAGCCTACCTCCGGGTCTGCCAGCGCAGCGGAACGTACGTCGGCCACGGTAAGTACACCATCTGGCCGGAATACTTTTGCACCGAAGATAGCCTCAATGATAGCACCAGTGTCGTTAGCTTTGAGAGCATCGTTCGCATCCTTGTACTGGGGGTGGAGCTTGGCGATCTTGCACTTGCCGGGGGGAAACAGCAGGGCGCATTCCTGTGCTGCCTTCACTCCCGGCTCGTCGTTATCGAAGAAGAGAATGATTTCATCGAACGTCAGCAGCCACTTGATCTGGAGGGACAGCGACTTCTTCGCACCCTGTGCGCCATTCGGCACTGAGACCACAGGGTACTTGTTACCCTGCGCTTGGCTTACGGAGAGGGCATCAATCTCCCCCTCGGTGATGACGATGCGCTTCCCATTCTCACGCCACAGGTTCTGCCCATACAGGCCAGCGTCCCGTGTGTTACCGAGGAAGCGGAAATCCTTATTCGGCCATCGCACCTTCTGCGCTACGACGATGCCGTTGACGCGGTAGTTGGCGACCTGGACCTTGGACCCACGGAACTCAGCAACGCCGTAGCCCCAGTGTTCACAGGTCTCAAGCGACAGGCCGCGTGAGTTGAGGGCTTGTGGTACACCCTCGTCAATCAGTTCCTTGCTCTCGAACGTACGTGCTTGTGGTGTCTCGGTCACGGCATCTCCCGGTTCATAGTGTTTGCATCCGAAGCAGTAGCCATGTCCGTCCGAGTAGCGGGCTAGGTTGTCCCTAGACCCGCACTCAGGGCATGACTCCTTGTAGAGAAAGTCGGAGTCATCATCCTTCATTGGTTACTTAGATGCGTCCTTGATTGCTTGAAGCTTGGTTTTGTCGATAGGCTCAGTCAGCCATCCCACAGGCACGAGCTTGTCTGCCCACTGGAAGCCATTCTGCTCACTCCATTGGGAGTAGGTAGTCTTGCTAGTCTTGGACAGGCGTGTTGTTGCTCGTGAGAAGACGAAGCGAATGTCTAGGTGAGGGTGTTGCTCTTTGAGTAGCTTGTGCTTCTGTCTGTCGGCAGTCAGGAAGCGGCCCTTTGTTTCAATAACGATGCCATTAGGCAATATAAAATCAGCAGTATACTTGTGGTACTTCGATGGTCGAATATATTTGAAGACCACAGCTTCGTACTTGAAACCGATTCCAGCTTCCTTGAGTTGGTCAGCCACTTTGTCTTCAAGTCCTGACCTATACCCATTTGCGGCCATGTACTGCTCTCGCTTAAATGGTCGCATCTACTTCACGTTTCTCATACTTGAAGGTGATACCTTCGTACTGAAAGTCCACTCCTAGTTCTGTAAGCTGTTTCGCTACCGTGTACTCAAGGAGAGAACGGAAGCCTAACGACCTAGCAACACGGAAGCGGTCTCGTTTGTTGAGGAGTGGGTCATCAATGAACTTCGTATGTCCATGCACTTGCATGTGACGATATTCAGTGACCTGTTTACGCTGCCTCGCCACATAGCCAGGGTGACGCGCACAGTAACGTGCCTTCTCTGCTGACGATCTGCATCGCTGGCTGCAATACTTGGCGTCAGAGCGGAGGGTGGCGGGGATTTCACCCGCACACCTCACACACGGCTGATTAGAAGTCGCCACCATTATCCCCGGCTGCACCACCGCCCTGCTCCGTGGTTGGAGCGGTGTTGGCGAAGTCGTCGGCACTCCAAGTGTCGTCAATGTCCTCGCCATCGTAGCCTTCCTCGGCGGCGAAGCCATAGTCCGTACCGCTGCGCTGCGGGGCAGCACCATAGGACAGAATCTGGACCGACTGGAGGGAAGCACGAATGCCGTAGCTACCTTCGCTGGCGTTGAAGTAGGCCATGTACTCGCCGTCCTCGACCTCGAACGACACACGCCCACGAGTGCCACTGTAGATGGCCTTCGCCTTGGGGTGGGGCAGTCCGTGGTACGGGGTACCTGGCGCGTTGACGAAGAGGGGGATCGGCTTGAGCGAACCGGAGAAGGCAGTCGGACGCGCAAACCACGTCGTGCCATCCTTGCGCTTACCGCCAGCCTTCATCGTGAACTTGGCCTTCACCGTGGTGAGAAGCTCCTCGGTGTCCTCGTCGTACATCTGCTTGATCATCGGTGCGAGACGAATGCCACCGTCAGGGTTCTTCGCCTTGAGTTCCTTGCGGTTGGCGACAGGTAGTTCACCGAATGCCTTCTCCGCGATGGCCTTGGCCTGTGCGTAGAGGGGTTCGAGCTTGGCGACGAACGCTTCGTACTCGGGGTGAGTGGTGTCGATGATGATCCGGGTCTCGAAGTTGCCGTCCTTCACGGGGAACTGCTTCGATCCGTAGTTCACCTTGTTGAGGCGAGGCCACTCGAAGATGCCGGGAGGGGTAGTGATCTTGATACGCTCTTTCTTCTGAGCCATGTCAGTCCTTTTGCTTGAGCTTGTTGATGAACATTCCGTTCGCGTTCAGTCGTGCTTCCACGTCGATAGGCACTTGTCGATCAGCGAGAGAGCAGAGGGCGGAGAAGGCTAGGTCACGCCTAGCCTCCCTAGTGATACGCCTCACAGCAGTTCCCCCTTCATGTACTCTTCAGCGGCAATCAGTTCCGGTCGATCCTTGTTCCGTGCTTGGATTACACGGTCAGCGATCTGGAACATCTCAGGGGCTGACACACGGAAGGTCTTGCAGAGCAAGATGAAGAACGCTGCCGCGCCCACCACTTGCTCCTCCTTCGTGTAGCCTTGCACTGCATCAGTGACGCCCATCGTGACGTTGCCTACCTTGCGGAGACCCACTTGGTTCAGCTTGTCACCGTCGAGGAGTGCCTTCACTCAGGCACCTTGCCGTTGATGACCAAGCCGCCCTCCATCCAGCCCTTTGTAGTGCGGAAATAGTAGCCCGCACCATTCATAGCTTCGATCAGGTCCTTGACAGCGCCTGTCATTGACACATGCCCGAGGATGTCACGGAGAGTCCGTGCTTCCTTGTGGTTCATCGTGAGAGTGATGACGGGTTCCGCTTTGGTTACGGTTGCCTTAGCCATCAGTACATCTCCACCGTTGCAGCCACAGTCTTCGCCTTGCCGACAGCCTTGAAGATCACGAACTCCTGGCCCGGATGCTTCACCGCCATGTCAGCAGCAACACGCTTGGCCTGAGCCTCGGTGCTGTAGGTGCGCGGCTTGGTGTTGGGCTTGAACACGCCAGCATCCTTGAGGACCAAGATGTAGGTGTCGGGCGTTGCGGGCTTCGGCTTCACAGGCTCGACGTACTTCTCGAAGCGGTCAGCATCCCAGTTCATGGAGCCATACTCTCCACCCTTGGGGTTACGGTCCAGCGTCACCGTTCTGGCGAAGCCGACGTTATCGACAAACACTGCTACGAACGGACCGTTGTCCTTCTCGAACCCGTAGTGCAGATGCTCCTTCTTGCGGACGATCTTGTCGCCCACCTTGTAGTCGATCTTGCCCATCAGTTGTTCTCCTTGTTGAAGTAGCCAGCGTTGGTCAGCCCGCCCACCAGCATCCGGGTGAGCTTGTTGTTGTCAGGCCGTGCCATCTTGCTTCGGTCGAACGTGGTGCCATCCACGGTAACGTCGTTGTTCACGGCTCCGAGCCTGATCGTAATCGTCGGTTTCATACGTGCCTCTTTCAATGTCGCTTTAATGGAGGGGTCTAGCTCCAAGGATGGAGCGATGTCTACGCGAAGAAGAAGTCTGAGTTCAACACCTCCTTGATATCCAGAGTTCCTAATGCAGGGGGCAGGGGTACCTCGACACCCTCCGGTACTTGCGCCACGATATCGGTGTGCAAGTTGGAGAGAACGTCGTGTTCTTCATACAGGTTGACGAAGGCGTGACGGATACAGGCGGCGAGCGTCTGCATGTCAGCGGCGTGTGTACCGTAGCTATCATGCACGGCAGCGAAGGCAGTGACGCCGTTGTCGTACGCCAGGTTTAGTGTGTAGATCAACGCCGAGGCGTCGAGTGAGTGAACGAAGTTGGGAGAGAACCCGTTGACGTGGTTGGATACAGCGGGCTTGCTCGTTTCCATATCGATGCGAGGCTGGAACCTCACCTTACCAAGGAACGCGAGGTTGATACGCTTACTCTCGAACTCAGTGTAGTGTTGCTCGACCTTCATGCCAGTAGGCGTACGCCACCAGATGGAGGTTGCCTTGTGCTTGAACACGAGGCGAGCGAGAGACTGCAACCACTTCATCGCAGCACGAGCGCCAATCACTACGTCACCGATTGATGCCCACACTACCTTGGCAAGGTGATTGATTGCCTCTCTCTCACGATCCATGTCTCCGTGCCACGGCGTAGGTCCCTTCTCTCGGACTGCTTCTTCAACATAGTCACGACAAGAAGAGAATGTTCCCCCGTATGGTAGGACCATGACACTACGCTTCGTGATCTTCCTGTCGATACCGAACGCGATCCACTGCGCTCCATAGTCGGAGTGATCTTGACGGAGTCGTCCGATAACAGCGGCTGCGACTGCACCATAGATGTCGGAAGGCTTCGGGGCTGGCACGAGGTTAGTGGCCCGCCCACCCACGGCATCACGTAGCATCGCAGAGAAGTGTTGTATCCCGTTGCATGAGCCGTCCACCATAACTGGCAGACGCGACATGAAAGTTCCACCACTGCCATCTCTGGAAGCAGCAACGTACCCGGCCCACTCGAAGCAGAAAGCGAGGAAGCACCAAGGCGAATCCGCCTCCGTCCACCACATACACTGCAAGGGATCGGATGCGACACGTTGAATGTCGTCGGTGTGTTGTTCAACCCAGTCGATCCTTTCTTCTAGTGATACCTTGTCTACGCCGAAGCAGTTGGCACCATGGATGGCGAGCCAACCTGGCCCTTGGTCCTTGCCGATAGGCTTGGCATCCGCGAACTCAAGCAACCCCTTAACGCTGTCGCTACCTTGAGGGTGAAGCCACTGCGATACTGGGTACACACGACCACGGAAGTCGAGGGAGTGAGGGAAGTAGATACGGTCATACTTGGCGTACTGTTCAGCCACACCTAGACTGCGGTAGACGAGGATGCGCTTCGACTTGCGAGCAGCGTTCTCACCATAGGCAGAGGATGCAGCCGCACGGTAGGCCATGCGAGCAGCTTCATTGGTGGCTATGTCTTCCGGCTTCTCAGGGATTGGAAGGTCAGCCAGCGGGGGAAGGACACCGAGGTGATCCATGCTGTCGTAGACCACAGTCTTCATCACACCGAGAACGCGGTGGTTCACACGCCACGGTGTGGACTGCAAGTTGTTCACTGCCTCGACCACCTCGGACGGTAACAGTTCCTTGTACTTCGCTCGCACCAGCTTGAGTGGACGAAGGGTAACGGGTGACCAGTACCCACCGTCACGGCCACGGTTATCCCATGGCTTAGGCGGTATGATGCAGGGACCGAGAGCGGGTTGAGACTTGGCGAAGTACCCTTGCCTGTCAGCCAGTGCAGCCACGGCATCAGGTGCAAAGCGCACAACCTGGTGGGGGCTACGTCCACTCGCAGCCATGGTGTCAGTCACGATGAGACCGGAGGACTCGACCATCACCTCGACCATCTTGATACCCACCATGATGCGGGTAACCTTCGGCCAGCGGGGAGGATCGAAGTTCTCCTTACGCATGAGCGCCATGAGTACACGGCGGCGATGCCCCTCGTGTGAGGTGGTGGTATCCAGCTTGTTGATGGCCTTGCTGACCACGTCAGGGTGCTTGTTGCGGAACGAGACCACCATGTTCTCGTTGTCGAGAGCCTCGCCTATCGCATGGGCAAGCGAGGTCAGTAGGACCTGAGACTTACCGGGGCGACACAGCCAGTTGATGGTGGTCTTCACTGCCACCGCAGCCGACACGTCAGGGCCTAGCCCTTGGAGGTACGGGTATGCCTCGGCCCGGTGCTGCGCCCGACGTTCCTCCATCTTGGTGAAGAACCCTAGGACACCGTCAGACACAGCACCGACGACGGACGTAACGAGGAAGGCAGGGCCACCCACGTCAGAGGCACGGCCTGACGCTGCCCGCTTCTGTTCCATGTGGAGGTAGGACGTTGCCCCTGCGGCGATCATCTGAGCCTCAAGCTCAAGCTGTTCCTGATAGAGGGGGTGTTCGCTCCCCATTGTCACAGTCAATTGTCACACCTCCTGTTTGTCACACGTATCCGCTCGTACCTTGGAGTGATACGCTCGCAGCTTTAATGGAGGGGTCTAGCCCCTGATTTCATTGGTGATGTTGGTATTGAGCGAGGGGTGGAGCGGATATCCACTGGATTTTAAGTCCGCTACGGCTACCATTTCGTCACGCCCGCGCCTGTCTTATCAATGAGATAGACCGGAGCGCCTGGCCCCGGCCTGTCACACGTCGTCACGTTTGTCACACCGATTGTCACACTTCAACCACGGTGAGCTTCGGCTTAGGCTTGACAAGCACCTCATCCGTGAGGGTAGCCATGTCATCCAGCGCACCAGTCACCAGCTTGGCGTACTTGAGCGTGGTCTCGATGCGGCGGTGGCCGAGCCACGTCTGCACCTTCTTCAAGTTACCGGACTTCTCCAGCATCCACGTCGCACAGGTGTGGCGCATGGTGTGCATCACCACGTCATCCCACCCAGTGTAGTCCCTCATGCGATCCCACATACCACGGAGGTGGCCCATCTCCTTGAAGTGGAGGAAGGGACCGAGGCTATCGGGGTGGCGTGACCGCATGTCCTCCATTGCAGCGACGGCGATCTTCGACATGGGCAGGGTGCGGATCGGTGACCGCTTGTCCTTGTTCTTGAAGATCACCTTCGTGTACCCCGGTGCGAAGTCAGACCAGCGCACCTGGAGCAAGGCACCCAGTCGAGCGCCAGTGTGGAGACCGAAGACCGTGAAGGCGTGGAGTTCTGGTTGATCCCACTCCAGCCACAGGTCAAGCAACCGACGTGCCTCGTCATAGGAGAGGAACCTGATCCTCTCGTTGGTCTCACGAATGAAAGGGATGCGAGGCTTGCGAGGGATGGCACCCTTCTCCGCAGCGACAGCCAGCATCTTGGACATGGCCGAGAGCTTGCGGTCACAGGTGGCGAACGAGTGTCCCTTCTCCGTCTCGTGCTTGATCAACCCCTTCAAGCTGTCGGTATCGATGTAGCTGACCAGCTTGGTACGTCCGAAGTAATCCACTGCTTGACGTGCCGCAGCGATGGCGGTGTCAGGGTCACTGACCTTCGGGTTGTTGCGCCAGTGTGTATCACACACGTAATCGAACACGGCACCGAGGGTGGCGAGACCACTCCCGGTACCAGTCCTAGCGTTGCTCACAGGTGGGAGTGATTTGCCCATGGTAAGGGCGGCTCGACACTCCAACTCCCACCCCTTGGCTTCCGCCTCGCTACTGAATGTCTCACGGTACCGGGTACCAGCGACCATGAAGTCAGCCATGTACCCAGTGCCACGCTTGCGAACAGCCATGCTACACCTCCAAGATGTTCTTGAGTGAAGCCCACAGGCGTCGGCCTTTGGGTGTGAGGAATACAATCTTAGCCCTGACATCGTCGGGATCAGGGGCAGTAAGGATCAGGTCAAGGCCGGGGAGCTTACCGTTTCCCGCCCTCGACACACTCAATGCTTTAACGACGTTGGTGCGAGTGGATGAAGCGAGACCGAGACGTGATCCCAGTTCCGTCATGTTCACACCAGGTCGCTCGTCGTTAGCCATGGCAATCATAACAAAGGTCCGAAGCGTCTGTATCGTAACGAGCGGACCCACCTGTTCCATTAAGGTGGTCAACTCATACAGCTTGGCACTATTACTCTTAGCCATTGGGGTTGCTCCATGAATGGGGTAGTCTACTCCTTCTTCGGCCTCTCTTTCAAGAGGAGAAGTGCCGAGGCCGTGATCCGGTCAGCACCCTCCACATTCCCTGTAAGGATATGGCGTTGGGCATCTACCAGTAGAGAGATGACATCAGTCAGATGAAAGATCAGGTGGCTGTGCTGCATCATTAAATCCATGTAAGGTTTGTAGGAAAATAGACGGTGAAGCTGTTACCCTCCACCGTCCGCTCAACGCAAGAGATTATTTCAAGTGAAGCATGAGGTGAATGAATACCACGCACCCAAGCGTCACTCCACCCCATATCACCAGCGGGATCATGCCGCCGCCGCGAGGGTGTCGGTACCCTTGAGGTAGTACCGGGCGTAACGCTGGCCCGTCACGTCCTTGTCGAGGTGGCTGACGATGGAGTAGCCAGCTTCCTTGAGGTCGGAGATGCGACGGGGCAGGGACCGGATGCGGTAGACACCCGGTGCTTCAAGTGTCGTCACCGAACCCTTGGTTTCGAGCAGGGTGAGCAACTTCTGGCACTGAGGGGTGAGCGAGGACTTGGCGAGCGGCTTGGACGGGACATCCCTGTCACGCTTCGGCTTGACCGACGCCACCTTGACACCCCGCGTCACGTCCTGGGGTTCGATGGTGTAGACCGGGCGGGACGGCGAGGGAGCGACCAGTTCCAGTTCCTCAGCATCCACGTACCAGCCGTACTTGCCTTCACCATCCGGCCACGCCGCGAACCCAGTGACACGATAGTGTGCGGCGGTCACGTCGAGGGCGGGCCTGAACGTACCCCCATGCAGGATCGGGAAGATCATCCCGGTGAGCTTGGTGGTGCCGTCGCCAGCATCAGACTTGAGGACACGGACGATGTCACCAGCCACAAAAGAACGGTTCGTCATAACTACTTCTCCAGTTTGGTTTGATTATGGGTGATTGTAGGCACGTTCACGTCTCGCACCACCTCACGACGGAGCATGTCATGCTTGCGCTTGGCTAGCTGCACCGCCACCGCGAGGTGATACTGAGGGTTCTGGTCGAGGGCTTCCCGTGCTGCACGTAGGTCGATGGCAGCTAGGAAGAGTTCTGGCACGTCACTCACCGAAGGACGCCACCGGGCAGACCATTCCTGTCGTAGAACTGGACGCCGAACGAGATGTCCACACTGCGATCACGATTGTGGATGCGCTTGGTCACCACGTCGAAGGACCAACCTGGGCGTAGTGCAGCCCGTGCTGCCGACTGTGCCGAACGAGGGGAGATGAACAACTTCATTACGCTACTTGCTCCATGGTGAGAGTGTTGATGATATGGGCAGACCACTGCGAGGCACACGCATCCGCGATCCCCTGATAGGTGCGAGAGCGTTCCTTCCAGCGATCCGGTGAGGGCGGCAGTCTGTTCTGCCCACTGTCCGTCTGGTTGGCCCACCGGGGCAGACCATTCACCATGCGAGGCGGGACGTGCTTGGTTGGCGCGAGCCGGGGCAAGTTGTGCAGCCACAGGCACGTAGCCTTGCTGGCGTCATCCCCATAGTGATGGGGCTGGATGATCTGTGTGGGACGCCCCAACTCGGAGCGGGTCGAGAGGACCCCGATAGGGTTCTCCAAGGCGACGTGACGAGCATAAGTCTTCGCCGCAGTCCACAGGCTCTCAGTGAACGCGATGGCATACTTCTGCTCCTCTTGTGCGAGAGGATTGCGCTTCACGTACCACTGCCCCGACACAGTGAGCCGGGTGCAAGGCGGATGGAGCATGATGAAGTCCCACTTGCGAGACCTCACGGCGGTGAACACGTCACCTTGAATGTGGTACGGCGATCCATCCTCACTAGGAAGAAGGTCACATGACCACGCATCATGGCCAAGCTTGCGGAATGCTTCACGCATCGCCCCGCTGTACTCGCACCCTATTAGAACGCTCAGTTTCACACTGGTACTCCTTTGCATAGGAAGACGAGCGCCCACAGGATGGTGAGCGCCAGGTTGAGGGGTAGGGGCATCACTCCAGTCCCATCCGCTCACGCACCGTGGCGTAGGCAAGGGCCGAGAGGTTCTGGTAGTACATGGCGTGGTGGACCATCCCCAAGTCCCGATAGTTGGACGAGAGATGGAAGAACTCACGAGCGCGTTTGCGCCAGAACGTGATGGCCCACATGGTTGGATCAGGCATCAGCTAACTCCATTGCTTGAAGGGGAGGATGGACGGCATACGTCCATGGGAAATTCTTGCTAACCAGCACCTGATCATCACCGAAGCGAACGGCATCACGAGGCACTGTGATCCTCTTGAGGACGAACCCCGCCACTTGAAGGTCTCTCAGGTGAGGGACGTGGAACCACCGCCGAAGCTGGTTGAGGTCACGACACGCGCACACCTCGTGAGGCATGATGCCATCAAGGTCGCGCTC